ATGACTATCGAAGAGCTCACGCCCGAAGCCGTCGCAATCCTCCGCAGCCTAATCAATAACCCACACGCTATCGAGGACAGCCCGACCCTGCAGTTGCTCTTAGCCGATCGCCTGGTAATGGGATCACCCAGCAAGGCCCATGCCACCCAATCTGGATTGCGGCTGCTGTCGCAATACGAAGCGGCCAGGCTGAACGAGAACGCGGCCTAAAGCCACCTGCCCCGCTTCCGGTACTTCCACGGGTTTGGCGGGCCAATGAAGTGCTTGCTGGTTTCCTTCTCTGCTTCCTTTATCCGCTTCCGCTCTGCCCGTGCCTCTGCTGCTATCTCGGCATTGGTCTTGAACCCGTGGAACCGGAACCACGCTTCGAACTCGGCCTTGCGCTTGGCAATATCCTCGGGTGCCGGCATAGGCCCGTGATCATGAGCGCCGCCTGCGCCGCCCATGCCGTGGGTGTCTGCTGAAGGCTGAACGATGACGGTAGCGCCTCGGCCGCCACATACCTCGCACACTAGGCGCTCGAAGCCAGTCCGGTCCTTCACCCAGTCAGCGTCCGGGCCGAAATACTGGATCAGCTGATCCCATGTCGGCTGCCAGCTATGGGTGCAGCGGGCGTTCGCCGCCTTGCAGCAGAGGGTGATGCGCCACCCCTCTTCCTTCATTTGACGAAGCGTCGACACAGCCGGCCAATATCAGGACCGAAGCCCGCGTTTGAGTGGGATGCCCTTGCTACGGAGAGCCTGGCGTACCTGCTGGGTGGGAACGCCCATCTTTGCGGCCAGCTGCTCGGGAGTAAGCAAAGGCTCCTTAGCGTTTGCCAGTCGGATCATCTCTGCCTTGTTCTGTGGCTTTGCTGCGATTGGAATCATCGTCACCTCCTTCTGGATGTGGCGAGTCCTATCAGCGTGAACAGAATAAGAACAAGATGGATGGTTGGTTGTGGATAATTATGGGGAAACAGCGTCTCCAACAGTTTGGTGCATAGCCGGTGCATCGGTGGCCGCGGGCCACATTCCCGCCCTGCCCGCTGGCTTTCTGATTATCTCGACAGGCTCATGTAACCATGGGCCTTGAGGGTCGCAGACGAAACACTTCACCATCAGCATGGCCAATGGTCCGACGCGCTGCAGCTCCCAACTGGCGGGCCGCCCGCATGAGGGGCAAAGGCAGATCACCTGCCAGACCGCACGATTTCTCGCGTGAGCTCGCGAATGTCAGTCCTTGCATCAGTGATGTCCCCGCCCATGGAAATCGCCGCGGCAGTGTTGGCCCGGATGGCATTGCCCGTCTCCTTGGTAGCTTCGGTGTTGTCGGCCAGCTCGCTGGCTACCTTGGTAAACGCTGCGATCAGTTCATCGGCTTTTTTGTTGTCGATCACCGCGCCCAGAATGCGCCCTGTTCCCTCGCCCGCTCCCTCGGCGGGAGCAAGTGCGCGAAGGCCCTGCAGCAAGCCCATGTGTCGGACGCCAAAGATCAGGGCCAGCACCGCAGCAAATACAAGTAGAGCAGGCATGGGCAGTGACCCGATAAGCCTAACCAGTTCGTCCATTCCGCGTCTCTCCTTCGTCGTGCGCGGCACGGTGGATATTGACCAGCTCGCAAATCCCAAAAAGCGGGTAGATCGCGAGCCACGTGCTGACGACATCAGACGAGGCGAAAGCGTAGGTAATGCCAAACCAGATCATGCAGCCGACGCCGGCCGACACTTGCCGGATCCTTGGTGTCACGTGCTTGCGGGCACCATTGACGATCAGGCCTGCAACGCGAGCTAGGCCAGCGATCAGCATGCCTACGCCCATGTAGAACTGCACAGCATCAGGCGGCAGCCAGGAGAAGAGCTTGAGAAAGCCAGCCCAGGTGGGTTGTGTAAAAAGCTCGGGCGCAATCAGCAGGACGAACCCAAAAACTGCCGTGTGCCCCGCCATGAACCATTCGGGCATTCGAGGGCCGAACCTGTGGGTGATCTGCACCCACAGGCCTGTGCCAGTGTATGGCTGGTGATCCATCAGATCACCCCTGCCTTCTTCTCCTCGCTGCGCTGATAGACCTGCACGCCAAGAACGGCGCAGCCGGCGACAACTAGAGTGATGAGAAGGCCTGCCACGGCTTCAATGCCAGTGAGCTGGCCGATCCAGATGGCGCGGCAGATCGTCAGCACGATGCCGACGAAGCAGGCAGTGAAGGCTAGGGCGAAGATGCCGCGCCAGCGGGCCTGTATCCATCCTTCTGACTTCTGGTCGCCCTCGAGCATGCGGTGATAGCTCAACATCATGTCGCGGTCGGCTTCAGCGATGCGGGCAAGATCCTGCCGAACCTCAGCTTCGACCTGGCGCACCACGACAGGAGCGTTCACATCGCTCTCGATCTTAGCGCCGATGGCTTCAGGCGTGGCTGGAACGCCGAGCCGTTCGGCCAGAGTATCCACAACAACACCTGCCATCTGGCCGCCAACACCGCCTAGCTTGGATTGAATGATTTCCTTGAGCAGCGGCGCACCGGCTGCGACCAGGATTGTTGAAAGGTCCATTTCATAGTTTCCTTAAAGCTGCGGTGAGTTCGTCGCGATAGCGCCAGGCGAGGTAAGCCAGACCAAGAACAAGGATGGCGAGCCCGCCCCAGAGAAGAAGGTCACCGAGCCAGCCGGCATCTCCCACAGGCGTGGGAACATGGTCAGCTGCGCCCGTTGCACCTTCTGCCGCCCCTGCCCCGGCCGTGACTGTTCCGCCGGCCGCCACCTGCGCGGCCTTGCGCTTGAGGTCGATGGCGCGCTGCAGTGCAGCCAGGGTTGCAGGCCCAATAATCCCGTCGACCTTGAGCGTGCCGTGATCCTGCTGAAAGCGCCGTGCCGCAAGAACGGTACGGGGCCCGGGTATGCCGTCGGCACGGCCGAGCTGATAGCCAAGATCGTTCAGCCACAACTGGGCTTGCTTGACGTCAACTTCATCGACGTGGGTTTCGGGAGGTACGTCAGCGACTGCCGTTCCCATCCATGTCGGCCATTTATCAAAGGCAGCAATGTCTGCTTCCTCGTTCCGTCGACGTACCAGCCCCGGGAGGCGCTTGCCCTTGGATGTGGTTGCTGTATTGCGCCAAAGGTTGGCAGCGCCCTTGTAGTCGCCGCGGGCACAAGCAGCGGCCCACTTCCATGCCAAGGCACCTGCCCCGGCATTGAAAACTACCGAGAGCGCCGGCTCTTTGACGTTGATCGGCGCCGTCGGCATCTTAGCTTCGACGGGAGGAAGATACTCGGCATCGAGTACCTTCAGCAGCACCTCATAGGCTTCGTTCTGCCCGATGGTGTCGCCCTTGCGCATCTTGCGCCCGTACTTGGCTGTCCACCATTCGCGGAACACCCGGCTGCCCCAAGTGAAGCCGTACCCGATCGTTGGCGTGCCGGTCGGGTCCAGGTACATAGTCGAGACAAAGCCTTCGTGGCCGCCGATGAAGCGGACGATGCGTGTGGTCAGCATGTGCTGATCTCCAGTGATGTAAGAGGATTGCGCCGCGCCCTGCCCTATGCACTCAATGGAGCGGGAGGAGCGTCAGGCTATGCAAGTGGGGATGGCTCGGGTAAGAGGCAGCAATAGCCGGGCGGTGGTGAACGTAGCGAGGTTTTAGTGATCGATCCGCAGGAAACTATCCAACAGCTCGAAGCCAAGATAGCGATGCTGGAACGAGAAAGGGTGGAACTTCGCAACACACTAACGAAGGCCGTTGACCGCCTGACTCAGAGTGCCGAGGCAGAAGACCTGGTAAGTCTGCAATCCCTCATGTTGTGGGCTTTAGAGCGCGGTCGTGAACAGCTGACCGACGACGAGCTCAGCCCAGCACAGGCAAAGGCGATGGATGAGGGCGTGCGCTCTGGCTTTTTCGAAGAGTATCACGACGCCATAGGGTTTCGCAGCTATTACAAACTGACCAAAAGGGGTCGGGAGCAAGTCCGCTGACAAACGATCTAGCTGCGCGCCCTCTGACTTGGGGTGCATTTCAGCCATTCCGCTTTATCCTCGCCTTTGAAATTCTGATTTTCCACAGCAATTGGCGCTTGGCCCCACAAGGCTACTTGGCCGTGGAGATATTCTTTGTCTTGGCCGGGTTTCTCGCGGCTTCCAGGTATGATCGCCCTGCCAAAAAGCCGCCATCGTCGGCAATCGCGTCTACAATTTGGAAAATATACCCTTACTACTTTGCCGGGGTCGTCCTCACGCTAGTAGTTTTCCCGTGGCCCGCGCTTCCCGATCTGCTCCTAGCAGTAACGATGCTTCAATCCACTGGATTGAATAAATTCATTGTTAACGGGCCTATGTGGTTCCTGTCCTGCTACCTCCTTGTCTCGATCACCGCATTACTCCTGAGCATATACATCCCCCGCCAATGGTTTCTGGCCGGAGGAGCTGTTGCTGCGTTTGCTGGTTACGCGATGATCCTAAACTATAGCGGGAGCATAAACTTTACATGGGAGGTCCGCTTCGGGTTCCTGAGCATGGGGATGATGAGGGCCATTGCCGGCTTCGGTTTAGGCGCGGTGGTTTATGCCGTCTACTCGGCATATCCCCAGCTTCACCGTATGCCGCTAGTTGTTGCGACTGCCCTTGAATGCGCCTGCATAAGCATCATGTTTTACTACATGGTGTTCGCACCCGTGGACGCATCGAATTACCTTGCAGCATTTCTGGTAGTCAGCGGCTTCTTCATCCTGTTATTGTCCAATCAGGCAGGGGCAGTCTCAAAGGGACTGTCGCTGATAAATGGCCAGTGGAAATTTTTGGCAGACTTCTCAGTTTACCTGTTTGTATTCCACGGGCCATACCTTCGCATTGTTGATACCCTTATTCCGGGAGAGCCCCAAAGTGCTCTGGGGCACATGCTCTTTTGGACGATTGTTGCTGGAGCGTCAGTCGCCACTGGCCTAGCGGTTAACGCCACACTCCACATCTCTTCAAGCCACGCTAAGGCCTAGGCTCCTGGATTGTTAGCAATGACGTTGTGCGTTCCGGTTGCGACGTTAAACAGCCCTGCGGTGCCGTTCCCCCCGACATTGTTTCCCGTCACTACGGAGTAGTCCATGGCTCCGGCAAAGACCAAGCCAGTCTGGCCGTTACCGCCAAGGTTACCGACTTGGCCAACGAAGTTGTTCACGATGATCAACTCAGTAGCGCCGCCAGAGACGTCGATGCCATTATTCGGGTTGTCGCTAATGCGGCAACCGTCAGTGACGGAAAGCTTGGACACGTTAGGGCCTATCAGGGCGATACCATGACCAGCGCCGCCTTTGCCGTTGCTGATGATGTCGCTGTTTGCAATACCCACACCGGCTACTATTGCAGAGCCGGACGGGTCAACCACGATGCCTGATTGCTGACTGCCGCTGAACCATGAGGTAGTGAAACCGCACTGGCGAACGTCCCCGCCGCTAGGGGTGATTGCCATTGCAATCAGCCCGCTATCGAAGCAGCAATTCGCACCATAGACACCGTGCGCGAATTGACCAGCGGAAGGTCGGATCGACAGGTTAGTGCCCTGCTTTATCATGTCGACGCCTGTCATGTTGATAATATCAACGTACCCCATGACAATGCCGAAAGACGGCTGAAGGCTCTCATTGTTTTGGTTGGCTTTGCAGTTGTTGATCGAAATGCTGGGAGTGTATTGGGTTGGACCAAGCGAAATGTTGCAAGAACCTACCGCTGTTGCGCTAGGCGTTGCGTCGAAGAAATTCACGCCGTCCAGAACGAAAGCAAACGCGCCGTCCAGAACGATGCCTTGGAAATGCTTTTCCATCATGCAGTCACGGATAGACCCACGTCCGGGGCCAGTCACCTTTATAGTGGCGCCAGTAGTCCTGACCACATCGCTGCTAAACTGTAGATCCCTTGCGGTGAAGGCGACACCTGTTACATTGAATAAGTCTCCCGTCGCTGCCAAAGGCTTAATGACGCTTGCGCCCTCTCGGGCTGCTCCTTTGATGTTTAGGGGCTTGGCAACGTTCACCTGCCCCAGCTTGTAAGTCCCGCCCCCAGGGAAAAGCAGTTCCCCGCCACTAGAGGGCAAATAGTCTATTGCTGCCTGCACAGCCGCCGTGTCATTTACGCCATTGCCGAGCGCGCCGAACTCATAAACGTTGATCGAGACAGACTTCGCCACAGCCGGCAGCAGCTTGGGGCGAGTGACTGCACTATCTATCAGCTTCGCAGTGGTGACGCCGTTGTCCGGAACGGCACCCGCTGCAATATCGTCCGCGATCTCTTGCAGAGCATCAAATGCTAAGCCAAAAGCATTCCGAATGATTGCCTTATTAGGATTGTTCACGCCTGATTGCGGGTCGCCAACGGGCAACGGTGCGCTTATAGGCTCGGCAGGCAGCCCATCGCCGGTATAACGCCGGAACTCACGAAAGGCCCGAAGGATAGCTGTCTTTGCCTCAGCAATAGTTGGCATGGGGTGCCCTCAAGAAAAAGGCCCGCCGAAGCGAGCCATGTTGCAGTCAATGATGTTGGAAGGCTCAAGGGCCTGGTGGCGGAGGAACCGGCACGGTGATCGTGACGTATGGGAAAGCCCATTCCCCGGCTGCGTTCAGAGCCCCAGTCCAGCGAGCGCGAACTTCGTAGGTGCCATCAGCAACTGGACCGAAAACAGCCGAAACGTTGTCGTCTTGAACGTCCATCTCCTGCCACGTGGACCCCGCCCCAGCGCGGATTTGAACCTGCAGGGCGAGGCCGGAGCGTGCCGGATCATCGACAGTTGCCGTGATGATCCCGTCATCATCAACTGAGAGCTCCAGACCTTCTGGGACCGGATAGGAAAGGTCAGGCGTGGTGTCCTGCGGAATGGCGGGGTTCTGCCCCTCTTCCGATGCAGGGTTCCACTGATACGCAGCCTCCGAGATGGTCATCACCTCGATCTCGACTGAAGTCAGATCGGACGCGATCGAGAAGCCCGCCACATAGAACGCCTCGTCAATCTCAAGCTCGCTGATCTCCAGCGCTATGGTGCGTTCGCCTAGTGCATTGAGCCCGAGCAGGTTGGTTTTCACCCTGCCCTTCCAGCGAGGATTGGACTTGCTGATGTGGATCTTGGCCAAGCGACGGGCCTGCGAAGGCGAAGGCACAAAGTCCAGGTCTAAGTCAGAAGGAATAGGGCCGCGCTCGTCTTGGTCGGCAGTGTCGATCCAAGCCGTTGCTTCCATGGTTTGGAAGTCATGGAGCGGCGACGTGTACATGATCTTAAGTTCGTTGAAGGCGGCGAAGCGGTTGTTCCCCTGCTCCATAGAGTGGCCGAGGATATCCCGGTCTGTGATCGTGACCGTTGGCGCTTCCCACTTGCCGCCCCTGATTGCGATCTTACCTTGGGCGTTCTGATAGAGCTCAGCGTCACAGGTGGCCCGCATCTTTCGCAGGATGTCTTCTGGCTCATCATTAAGGCTGTAGACGCCCCAGAGCCGATAGCGCTTCTCCGTGCCGCCAGCAGCTAGCGGGACGGCCTCATCGCAAAGATTGGCAAAGATGGCGAAGCTGTTGAGGTCGATATCGTCCCGAGTTTTCTTGAAGCCGTCAGGATGGGTCAGGTAGTCGAGGATGCAGAGTGCTGGATTATCGCTCCAAACGGTGTTGCCGTTGCGTGGGTCCCAGATACGGGAGAGCCGGCACAAGGCGCGCACTGGTGTATTGTAGCTCTCTGGGTAGACGATTGAGGCATTGTCGCTGCGTGGAGATCGGAACCGCGTGGCGAGATAGGCTATGCCGCGCAGACGGTGAGCACTGGTCCAAACCCCAGGCCAAGCATCCATCATCATTGCATCGGCAGGTTGGTTGGGCGAACCGGTATGAGCGCGAATGCGGATATACGGGTTGCCCGTGTTGTCCGAAACGAACACGTCTGGTGCCGTCACATCGCCATCGCCATTCAGCGTGACCTGCTGATCACCCACTCGGAAATGCTCGATAAAGTCGATCCACCCAGAGTGCATCATGATGACCTGGTAGAGAAAGCCATCCTTGCTATCGAAGAACGCACGGGTTCCACCCAGCAGCGCATAGCCATAGCCACGCAGGCGGGCACCGGTGGATTGGTTCACCACTGCCTGCGCCTGCGGCGTTTTCATAACCGGCGGGCGCGGCGTCAGCAGCATCGAGACGCCAAGGAACGCAGCACCGACGATCACACTGGCAGCGACACCCGCCAGAGCCGTTGATAGGCCAATGCCGACCAGGGCGCTTGCGACATAGCCAGTAATGGCCGTGAAGATCGCAAAGGCGCGGCGCGGCGTTGTGGCTTCCCAAGGGCGGGGCGGCCAGCGGTTCATATCCATCTACAGCACCCGCACCCATGCCTGCTCTGCCAGCTGAAAGCCGCAGCGTTTCAAGATCATTCCGGCTCTTTCGCTATTCGGCGGCGTGGACATGCGAACGGCAAAGCAGCCGCGCTCTTTGGCCCAGGTCAAATAGGCGCGGAGCAGATCCATTCCGCCGCCCTTCCCTGCCCACCAGCCATGCTCCACGGCAACTGGGGCCATGGAGATAGATGCGGTGCCAATGGAAGCCGCCAAGAAGCCTGCAGGCCCATCGTCCCCGTCCACCACGTGAACCCAGCCCAACGGGCTCCCCAACAAGCCAGAGACAAACCGGGACGCAACTAGAGGATCAACTGGCAGCGGCGAGCCGATTGATGCGCGCAGCCGCTCTGTCATTGCGACGATTGCCGCAATGTCGTTTGTCGTTGCTGGCCGGATCATTCAGACGAGAGCGGCCCAGATGAGCGCGCCCCAGATCAGCCCCCATGCGGCAATGCGCCCGAGCCACTTGGCAACAGCGTCAGCAGAGCAATCTAGCGCGGCAAGTGTTTTTGGTAGGCTCATGCTGCTTCCTCCAAAGAGGTCCAGATTTCTCTACGATGGATCGCCCCGATAAGGCTCTTGCAGACGCCGTACCGCTTCGCCAACCGGCGCTGTCCGACCTCACCCTTGAGCCTTAGGATTTCCCGAACGTCAGCTTCGGTTAGCTTAGCGCTGCCGTGGTTCTCACCGGATCGCCAAGTGCCGTGCTGCTTCCGGTCTTGATGGTTGTCATGCGATGTCGCCCATCTCAGATGATGCGGTGCAATACATCCAAGGTGACCCTTGCCGCAGGAGTGCGCCGCCTCATGATCTGGTGTTGGTGCAGTGCCGTGAACGCGCTCGCACACGACGCGATATGCGAGTGAAGTGTCATACCTGGGGTCTGATATTTGAGCCCGGCCGCTAGAGAAGCGGCCATAGGGCCAAATAATACACCCACCTGACGTAATTTCTCCCGCGATGACCTGCTCTAAAAACTTGGATGGCTCGCCACGGCTGGCCCTCAGAGGCACATGGGCCATGGGATTGCCGTGAGTTCGAACGCGAGTGTAATGCGCCGAGCAATATCCCAACGCCTCATAAGGCTTGTTGCAGCCCTCGACGGAACATATACGATTAGTTTCAGCCATTTCGACACTCGCCCGTGTTGATTTCGGTTAGGGCTGGTTCGGTGGTTCCAAGCACCAAATCAGCCCGTCACTTGTAGCAAATTACCGCTTAAATATCAAACACATAGGCTCAAAATGCGGGCCATCTCACCGTTTTCATGACCAAGTTCACGACCTGCTCTAAGCCCCGATCGCCGGGGAAGCGCGCATTCTGATCGCGATCGGTCCAGAAACCGTAGGCGGGCCTGCGCCGCCCGGTCCAGATGCTCTCTGCTGTCAGCGTTACGCGCCTTTGGCTTGGTCCGTCTGCGGCATAACTCATCTGGTCCATGATACCGGACCAAATTGCATAAGGCGCATCGAGCGGTTGCCACGGCATCTGATCGCCGCCAGGCGCGATCTCGAAGAACTGGATGAACACCTGGCACGGCCGATCCTTGACCCGTGCGCTTGACTGACGGGCGAGCGTGACAATCGCACTGTCCACACCGGAGAGCGTGAAGGTTGTTTTAGGCGCTACCGTGCCGATGGCAGACTCCAGACCATCGATCTGGATCATCTCGCCTGTGCCTTGCCACGTGTGGCCGCCGGCGGTGAGATCGCCAAAGCCCATCCACCAGTGACGGGGCGCGTCTCGAAACCCCATATAAACAAGGAGCGACGCCGCGACCTCCCGGCCGGCCAGCTTGGCTTCGATGGTCTGAGAGAAAAATCCCATCACCAAGCTTCCACAAAATCGAAGGTGACCATTCCCGAGCCGGCACGGCTCAAAGCAATGTCGCCAGTGTCGTCAGTTGCGAACCGCATGAGGCAGACCGGCCGATCAATGATAGCCGTTGTTCCTGATGGAGCAGGAGCTCGCAGGCGCGGCCAGAACTGCACTATGGTGGGATCGCCTACATTCTCTTGCCAGACCTGCTGACAGCGATAGATCTGCTGCCCTATGCCGAAGTAATGGCCTGGCCGCGGCCCTTCGCCATCCAGCAGGTTCAGGGCAATCTGGGTGGCGCCCAGCGGGGCGGATCCGGAGACTGTAGCGTGGGGCGTTTCTTCCTGGCCGAACCCTGACAGATCGAAGTTGAACTCGTCCTCGCGGGCGGCGTCATAGCCTACCGCTAGCGCCTGTGAGAACTGGCGCCCGTTAATGTTGCGGGGCCGGTACTTGTCCCATTTGGGAACCAAGACAGTCCCTGCCCTGCCTTCCATCTGAGCAACGAACGCCCGGGCAGCAAGGTTCGAACTTTCACCCCGAACCGCAACTGTAACGGTGGCCTTCCACATGCCGGCCAGCGAGACGATGATCTGCTCTGAGCCAGATAGTGAAGCCCCACCAGAACGCGATTGGTTCATAGGGACGAATTCTACCCGCCACGGAGGAAGCGCAGCCGGCCAAGACATTGCTCTTGCGGGCATTAGCCGGTCCTTTGGTTGATGTCGCGAAGCTTGCCAGGCAATTGCTTGTCGTACCCCTTGAGCCCTGCACTGACACCCGCCTGAACCATCTGCATAATCTCGGTATTCCCACGGGCGCCTGTAACGTCAACGTTGATGGACATTGACCCGCCACCGGAGGCGGCAGCAGCGCCGGCGCTCGGCATAGTTGGAATGCGGGGAATGATCCGCCCGCTCTGGTTCGGCACGAATATCTCAGGGCGCTTCTCACCAACGATGTACGGCTTTCCGGCAGTTACCGGCCCGCCGCGCTCACGACGCTGGAACAACGATGCGATGCCCCCACCGCGACCTGGCATCAACATGCTGAAGAGGCTGTTCAGGCCGAAATCCAACAAAGCATTGCCGATGCTGGCCAGAGCATTGCCTAGAGCTTCAGTTGCCGACTTGCCCTCGATCAGATCGTCAATGAAGCCGCGCAGTCCGCTCTCGGCGACATCTGCGAAGTTCTGCATGGCATCGGCGGCCATATCCTGGGCTTGCTTGAGCTGTTCGGCTTCGACCGATGCTCGAGCATAGGCTGATGCAACCTCTTCAATGGCAGCTGCGCGCTGCGGCGTGAGTTCCAGGCCAGCCCGCGCCGCTTCGTTCTCCAAATCAAGCTGAACTCGCAAGCGCTCAGCCGCGAAGCCATTTTCATCATATGTAGCACCAAGCTGCCGGCGCAGTTCGGTTTCACGCTGCAGTTCGGCAATTCGCCGCTGTTGATCCTCAAGGGCTTCATTGAAGCGCTCGCCTGGGGAACGGCCTCCACCACCACCCTTCTTGCCACTACCGCCGCCGCCACTTGTTGGCGGGGTATAATCTGCGATCGACACTGGCTTGACGGGAGTAGGCGGCTTGAACTCGCCATTGAACTCCGCCATGCTGGGGAACGACCCGACATCATCCAGCCGGGTCGCAGCAACAGCGGCTTGGCGCAGAGCGATGAAGTTCTGGATCACCGCAGCGATCTTGCTTTGCAGCGCTGAGAAGTCGGGATTGGCTTCGCCTAGAGCTTCGATAGCTGCCGCGGCGCTCTCTGCTGTACCCCTGCCCTCCAGCAGCTGCTGAACAAGATCCTGGAACGCTGCGTCCACCTCACCGAAGCTGCCTTTGGTGTTTTGGGCAAGATTGACTAGGGCCTGTTCAGCAGAGGCGATCTCCAGCTCGGCATCCGACACTTCGGAACCGAACCGATCAAAACGGCTCATCACATATTCAAGTGCTGAGCCGATAGCCTCGAGCTCGCGGGCTGTTCCTTCTAAGCGGCTGTTGCCGAGATCATCCAACCACCCGATGATGGCTTCGAATGCACGGCTATCGGAGACGCGCTCGATCGAATCGCCGAGGCTTTCGAGGAAATTGGCGAGGTTCTGCGAAGCGCCGGTGGTTTCGTCAAACTTCCCAGCAACATCGATCAAGACATTCTGCAGCCGCACGAAGCCTTGGGAGACAGTTAGCTCTGCATCGGCAACCTTATCGGTGAGGATGACCGAACCGGCTTCGAAGGCGCGGAAAAACGCCTCGCTGCTGACCTCGCCATCCACAACCAAGGCGCGGAGCTTGGCAACAGAACCGCCAGCCTCTTCCAAGCCAGCCGCAGCAGCTTGCGCAACTGGCAAAGCACCTTCCAGGATGGAGTTAAACTCTTCTGCTCGTACAGTTCCGGCGCCCAGCGCCTGAGACAATTGGAGCAGCGCGCCCGATGCAGACTGTGCGTCCGTGCCGGCCACGCGCAGCGCAACAGCCACGTTGTCAGTAAAGCCGAGAAGTTCCTCAGTGCTGACGCCGAGTTCCTTCTGGACGATCGCGGCGCGGCCATACAGCTGCACAAGGCTTTCAAGTGGGGCGGCGTTGCGCTGCGCTGAGGCGAACAGGCTGTCATATACATTCGTCAGATCTTCGCCGGCGAGCCCCGCCACCTTCAGGCTGTTCTCAATGCGAGTGCTGGTGTCGATCAGTTGCTGGGCCCCGCGCAAAGCGGCTGCACTGGCAAACGCAGTAGCGATGCCGCGCCCCACGCCGGCGAAACTGGCCTGCATGCGATCGTTCATGGAGGCGAAGCGGCGCTCGATCTTGCGAGCAGTGGCGTCAGATACACCAGACGCCTTTGCCATGGCGCGATCAAACTTGGTCACAGAGGCTTCAAGTGACACCACCAGCCGCTCGACATCTGTTGCCATGCTATTGAACCTCGAACGTGACCACGCCAGCTGGCACCAGGTGCTCGCCGTTTAGCCAATAGGTCTGTGTGGAGAGCTGAACCGCGCCGCTATCGCTCTGCTCGATCCAGTCGAACAGTTCATCGGCTTGCGTGTCAGTGAGCTTGTTGCCGTCTTTTGGCGTATTGGCTTCGATGAAGCCGTTGAGAGCGGCAAAGTACTGCCACATGCTCATGTCGTTTACCTGCTGGGGCGTGAAGCCCATTGCAGCCGCAGCGCCGTAGATGGCCGCTATTCGGAACTTTCCGTTGGGGAGGTCATCGAGCCGCTGCCCGTCGCCTCCCCCTCGGCTTCCCCCGGTTTTTCATCTGGCGCTCCCTGCAGGGCAACGCCCAAAATACCGCGGGCCAGCATGACGTTTTCCAGAGGCGGCCGGCTCTCGACATAATCACGAGTGAGCTTGATGGCCTTGGCTGGCTCAACGCCACCGCCGATCAGTGCCAGCCGTATCGTGTGGCTGATGTCGTTCAGCTTCCACTGCCCTGTGGAGAGGCGCTGCAGGATCACGAATGGGCCCGCATCGCATTGCTCCTGGAGCTCGATCAGATGGCCCCATGCCAGGCGGAAATCGTAATGACCATCCGCCCAGTCGAGATCGATCTTAGCGTCTCTGCTCATCAGGTGGTCACAGCAGAAGTGCGGACCATTTCACCGTCCGACTGCATGGAGACATTCTGCGTTACGCGCCGGCCGTTTGGTGCACCCTGCTCCAGGCTTTCAACGTGCATCCGACCCGTGTAGGTATAGGTAGTGGCCGGAAACTCGTACTCGATTTTGACAGGCAAGCTTTCAATGCTCTCCCAAGCGTCAAACCAAGTCTCCACCGATTCCGACGCCAAAACGCCTTCTCCGCTGATCGAGATCGACAGCGAAACGGTATCGCGGCCGACCCAATCAACCTTGTCGGGATCGGCGCAATCGGGAACGACGACTTCCTCAAGCCCCTTGTTGAAGGTGATGCTCTTGGAGGTGAAGCCGCAGGGTGCGGAATAAACGATAGGATTGGTATCATTGCCAATGAGGACGCGAACTTTCGAGCCGCCCTTGATGGTGGTTGCAACGGCCATAAGGGCCTCCTTTGGAGATGATCAGTGGGTTTCGACTATGGCCGTGAACTGGATCACGCCATGATTGGTGACCCCATCCGGATCTCGCAGGATGCGGGTCAATTCGTGTGTCAGCGTCACCAGGGCATTCGTGCCGAGCGTCAATTCAGCGTTGTGGAGCGCCTTCCGGATCGCGCCAGTGATCTTGCGGACCTGCACCGACCCGTAAGCCTCACCAGAACCCCAGGACCAGGCGTCGAGCTGGAATGTGACCTCCAGCCCATCAATGCATTCTGCGTCGTCACTGATGACTGTCACCGGGCCGAAGCTGATGTAGGGGCTGACGACATCAGCCACCAACTGCTCGCCAACCTGCTTTTCCGGAACTCGGTCGTAGATTCGATTGCCGACCAAAGCGACAAGTTCAGGCGTTGCTCGCAGCGCATTGAGCGCCGCAAGCTGCAGTTCATAAGTCGGTTCCATGTCAGCCCCCAGCCGCAACCTTCTTGGCGGCCTTGTTGACGGCACGGGTAACCCGGCCCTTTGCCCGCTTTCGATTTGCTCGATATGCGGGGTAAAAGAAACTTTGCGCCGCGGTGCCAGGGTTGTGCGATCCGGCGAAGCGCCCGCCATTTACGTGTGGCGCGGTGCCAAACTCAATAAACCTCGCGTAATAGGCATCAGGGCCACCAGCATAGACCGTGATCTTTAGGTTTCTGGACTGCCTGCCCTTCACCTTTCCCAAGACGATCGCACCCTGCGGAGCATCGCCATAGGTCCATGCAATGCTGTTGCGGAGGTCGCCGCTGTCAGCCGGAGCCAAAGACTTGGCCAAGGCTACGATCTCATTGGCGCTCGTTTCCATCGCGGCTTTGATTTCGGCCTCAACAACTTGAGGAAACCGCTTCAGCTTACGTTTGAGCCGATCGAGGCCGAGTATCTTCGTGGCCATCAGTCAGCTAGGCAGCGAATGCCAAACCGGCAGATGAAGCCGGAGTGCAGTTTGAGCAACCAATCTATCGTCGGATCATCCTCTTCGAGGAAGGGCGCGATGACGTAGAACATCAGCATCAGCAGATCGAGATATGGCTGCACCCACCAGGCGACTTTGACGGTGAGCTTCGTGGTCAATACGGCTATCAGATTTGCCCCTCCACTGCGATAAATTCCAGCCATTGGTTCTTCCCATCAGGATCGGCTGGTGGGGAGGTAATGGCAAACACCCGGCTTTCATTCCGAGCATCGACCAACCGCCACGCTGTGGTGATCTGGCAGGTTTGCGACGTGTTGCGGACGGTGACCACAAACGGCTGACGTCCACCTAGTCGGGCAGCGTCAACTTGCTCCCCACCGGTGCGCGGACGCATGCCGGCAGACACGGTAAACTGCGTGGCGAAGTCACCAGCGCCAGGAAGCGGGTTGCCCCAGCCATCATCAGCGGGAGCAGACGCAGATTGGCACAGAACGCGCTCGCGCAGCGCCCCTGCCCTGCGGAAGTTCTCAGCCATTGGCCTTCGGCTTCTCGGCCTTGGCTGGTTCACCTACATGCTCGCCTGCGCCAGCTTTCAGCGCCGCTTCCACAACGGCGTTGGTGATTTTCCCCGATGCGGCAGCGCCGGTGACGATCTCGCCTTCATGGCCCTTCGGGAATGCCACCGTCATCTGCGACGTTGGCTTGAAGTCATAATCCTTGGTGAAGCGGAACTTTGGCATGGCGATCTCCTAAACACGAAGCCAGCGATACGGATTGATAAGATTGCGGGATGATGCTGGGAGCGATATCTCGCCCTCGCCTGCCCGGTTGTCGTACATGGCGGTAATCGCCATGAGAGCAGCGACCTTGAACGTCGCTTCTTTCCCATACGGGACCAGAGAGATGTTGCAGTACTGGAGAACCTGCTGCTCGGCAGCATCCATCATGGCCTCAATGAGCTCGTCGTCATCGCTGCCCTCCACGCGCAGGTGCTGCTTCACCTCTTCGATGGAGTAGAGCGGGCCAAGCTGGGTAATCACAACGTTTGCCAT